TATAATCATCTAAAAACTCATCATATCTAATTATAATATAAGTCTCTCCTCTATCTTCCTTGACTACTACTGCATCTACAACTTCTGAAGGTTTTAACCATTCTGCTATCTTTTTGCGACATTTAGCTTGGATTCTTAAATCGCCTTCAAGTAATACATCAACTTCTTCGTGCATACCTAAAGCCCTACCATTAGAACCCCAAGCTCTTTCTCCTTTAACTCCATAAGAGTGAGCTTTGTCTACGATTAATCTTTCAAATCTATTACCTTTTTGTTTGCTTGGATGTGTCATTTTTCAATCCCTTTATTTTGTTTCAGCTTTTTCTCTCTCATCAATTTCTCTTGCAACTTTAAGAACTTTGTCTAAACCTATATTATTAACTATCCTCGTTCTATCTGATTTTTCTTTTGGAGTCATAGGTTTAAACTTTTTAGACTCCAATTCTTTCTGTATGTATTTTTGGACATCTTCACAATAACTAAACCATTCCCCTGATTGCCTGTATTTTTCTAAATCTTGGTGTATTTTTTGTTCATGAAATTTATTTCCTGCAAAATAACCAATCATTTCTAATTTATTAGGATTTGCAGTTTGAAGTGCAAGAAGCCTTGAATTAGGGTGCTTACTATATCCAACTTTAACACTATCTAAACATCTAATAAAATAAATGCTTACTTCATATTCAGGGTCAGAACTAAGTTCGCAAGAATCCTCTATTGATGTTAATTGACTTATTCTTTTTTCAACATAATCTTTAATTTTAGAAATATCCAATCTATTTTTCCTTATTTCATCTATCCTTTTATTCATGCTTTTATCTAAATCTCTAACCCAACTATTTAATGTTTCTATATTATAGCTCATTTTTCTCCTTTTTAAATCCTTTTATCATTTTCTTTATTCTCTTATTAAGTCTCAATAATGCTTCCTCTGATTCATCTAATACTTTTTCTTTAATTTCTTTTTTACATTTATTACAAATCATAAATCTTCCTTTAAGTAATCTATTCTTTCTTTAAGCATATCAATATCGTTAAATCCATTTAATTGAATGACCATATCTGTCATTGACGACATACACCAAACACAAAAAGCAACAGGACAAATACCAAATTCTCCAACAACATCTCCATTGTCTTCGTCTATCTCTGAATCACATATATTACATTTCTTTAATGCTTCTTCCATTCCTTCTCCATTTCTTCAAGCCATCTATAATATCTTTTACTTTTTTTACTACCAAATAATTCTCTTACTGCACATTTATGACATACTACTCCTAAAAAATCTTCTGTTACCATTGAGTGCCACTCGTAAACAGGGGCATAATACTTATATTTTCCACAACAATCACACTCTTTCGAGTCCTTCCCAACAAATTTCATATTCTTCACTTGGGATTCTACCTCCTAACTCATATATTCTTTCTACGCATAATATAATCATTCTTGGTGTTATTCTGGTGTTTGCTATTTCTGACACTTCTCCAACATTCTCAACATAATAAGATAGCATATTCTTATACATTGATATTGTAGCTTCTTTGTCTGTTATCAACTTATTCTCCTTTTGTCTGATGAGGGTAAAACTTGTGGGAGCAAAGAGAATCGAACTCTTACATCAGGGGGAAAATAAAATGAATAAATTTAAAACCTAATGTTCCAAAACTCCCATATCATCACAAGATTTGAGATTAACATTACAAAGCACCAATTAACCTTTACTCTGTTTCGTTATCCTGTGATGAATTTTTTTGTTCGCAATCGTTCATTGCATCAAGTGTTTGTTGGGCGACTGACTTAACCATAGAATCGCCCATAGAATTTATAACATCTAACCCTTGAATTGCAATGTCTAATTTCTTTTTTAATATTTTTATTATAATTTCGTTCATTTGCTTCTCGTTTTGTTTGATAACATCTCTATGATTTTATTAACTTCTTCTTGTCTTTCTTCATCTGTCGCAGAATTTTCTTCAAGTTCTTTTTGGTATTTAACCTGTCTGTCTTGTTGCTCATATAATTTATCTACTTTAACCATAGTTTGCCCACCATTATTACAAGCCTTTCCAAGCCAGCGATTAGTAAAACCTTTAAAATCTTTTTTAGCTTTATTTGTATTTGTAAGCAACCATGCTCGACTTTTCTCGCATTCTGCCTTGATGTCTACGTTTGGGTATGCTCTTTTCCACATATCAATTAATTCCTGTGGTATATTATCGTAAAACTTATTAACTCTATCAGGATAAGGGTCAATGCTCTTTCCTTTATAAGTTACTTTGCTATATTCTTTTATCATATAATCAAAGAATTTACGAGCATCAACCCATTTTTCTTGTCCATCTTTCCTGATTTTTATTTCAAGAAACATCAAAACCAACGACTCTCTTTTAAAGCCTTTGCTTTCTTTCTGTGGAGTTCTCTACCATAAGCATTTAAACAATCCTTACAAGTTTTATTAATATAACCCTTGTATTTACGAATATTATCTTTCGTTAAAGAAACTCCACATTTTTTACAATCACCCAAATTCATTAGAATGGAACTGAATCTTCAAATTTAGGTTGTGGTGTAGAAGATGTTGAACTTTCTTTTGGCTTAAATTCACTAACTTTTAAGCTCATATACTTCTTTGTTCCATCTTTAGAAACATTAAACCAGCTCGCTAATGACATTTTTTTACCATTTAAAATGATATTACCTGTCATGTCAGGGTGGTTTTCACTTTTCTTATCTTCTACTTTAAACAATACACCTGTATTATCTTTGTCCATTTACGACTCCTTTATCTCTGTTTTATTAATTCGTTCTTCCACTTCTGCAATATACTCTTTCCATTGCTTTTCATACTTCCAATAATAGCGAGTAACTTCTGCTATTTCTGATGCAGAAAAGTCCTTCTTTTCCACTAACCAATTTAAGAAAAAATAGAACTCATCTGTTATATTTATATTATCCATTTCTTTATTCATTTTACTCTCCTTCTTTTTTGTAACCCTGCAACAACATAGAAAAGAAACAAAAAATTATCAATATAAATAATAATTCTTCTAACATTAAAATGGTGCATTGTCAAAGTTATTAGAAGCACTTTTTACAGATGAAGCATTGTTTCCATCATCATCTTCTGCTTGTAAGCCTAATAATGATTGCAATGTATACCTTCTGTAATATGTTATTGCAGAGCCTATTTTTTGAGCATCTAAATTAGTAGGTAGGCTTAATGAAGACTCCACAGAATCTCTATTATCAATATCATAAATTATACTATGTTGCTCACCATTTTTAATAGGTTGTAATAGTAATAGTTTATGCTTTTCCAATATTGGGGTAACTTGTTTTATTAAGGAATTTATATCAAAATACTTTGACTTATAAAAAGGGTTTGTTGAATCCTTACTGATTGCCCCAATCTCTTTTTGAACTTTATACAACTTACTATATATACTTTCTTTTTTTGGTGTCATTTTATTCTCCTTTTATTCTATATAATTCTTTTGGATTTAAATCATCTTTAACCACTAATCTTATTCCTTCATCACTCAACCCATAACAAAATAAGCAACTAAAAACTCTCCCTTGTAAACCACAACTATCTATAAATCTATAATCTGGTCTTTTTGCTTTGTTTTTCTTACATATATTACAATTCATTTGTTATCAATCCCCTCTAAATATTTTCTATCTTCTTCTGTTAATTGCTCTCTCATTTCTCTTTCTGCAATATCCTTTGGAACATCATTGTTAATTCTATCATTGTATCTAAAATATTGCATATTAGAATAAGAGTCGCCAAAAGAATAAGGGTGATAATTGCCTTCTTCTGCTTCAGTAGGACAGCCTTTATCATAAAAAAATGCTGTTTTATTACATTTAGAGCAAGTCCCCTTGTATATTATCCCTATATAATCTTGGGTTGTCTTTTCATCTCCCTTCCTTCTCTCCCTTCTTGGTGATGATGCACAACACTCACTTATATAAGATTCAAATGTTTCATGTATGTATTTCATTTTATTTCTCCTTTTATTTTTTCCCTTCACAATACTTTTTATACCAATTTTTATAAGTAATTGTATATTTTGATTGATATGGATATTTCATATCATATTCAATAGAGGGGTCATCTTCTTGTTCTCTTTGAGATATATTATAATGTAACTCTGACATTTTACTCATTATTATATCCCTAAATCGTATGTAACGATTTTTTTACTATTGGGGTATATATCAGATATAGCACAACCCAGCACCCTACATAATTTTATTAATTTCTGATGGCTTGGCTTTCTTCTTTCTGCTATATACGAAGATAAATCTGTTTCTGCTATCCCTGTCTTTTGACATATGTAGTTTCCTCTCAAACCTTTCTCCTGTATAACCTCTTTTATTCTATTCATAAAACACCTCATTTATTATTAAAATCTTTACACAATTTAAAATGGAATTAACTTTTATGCAAGAACTATTTTACAAAACATTAAAATAATTATAAATTTGGATATTATAAATATAATGTGTAAAATATAATCCTTGATATTGGTTTGGTTGATTGCTTTTAGCAATATTAAGTTTTTGAAATTGTTACTAAAAGGGATTTGGATTATAGCAAAAGGGTAGGAAGAACAATGAGAATGCCCAATCCAAGTAAGATAAATATTACTAAAATGGCTCATCAGGTATAATTATTATTGAATTATATTCACGTTTATAATGGCTCTATGAGGGATATTATAAGACGTAGTCCTAACCCTCGCTTTATAAATAAGTGAGGGATTAGGGAAGCTACGTTCTTTTAGGATATGAAGGATATTATATAATACATATATATAAATATTAAACATCTTTTATAATCTTATTTAATTCTTCTTTAAACTCTTTATCACTTATAATCCCACTACTTCTTTTTTTTGCTATAATATTATACTTAAAATATTGTTCAGAATTTAATTCATGAATATATTTCATTTTTCCTCCTTCAATTTATCATATAACTCAAGATATTCATCAAGCATATCAATATATTCTGCAACACCATTTGTTAATTCAGATTCTAATACACCTAACCTTTTTACTATTTCATTTATTTGCATTTTTTCTCCTTTATTATAATATTATTTAATTCTTCTAATTTATCTTCTATTTTCTTTATTCTTGATTCTAATTCAAATATCATATTTTCTAAATGTATTTCTCTGTTCATTTTTTCTCCATTTTTATTATTATTTCTTCTATTATATCTATTATTATATACAATATACTAAAACCTACAAAAACCAATAACATAACCTCAAATAATGGTATATTATATATAATTTCCTGTTTAAAAATTCTTTCAATTAGTGTTTGCTCTCTAAACATAATATTTCCTTTTTTATTATTAAATTTGTTTCAGGGGATATAAAAGGGAGGGATAAACCCTCCCCTTTGTTTGATTTTATACTGCTTTATCAAGTTTAGATAATATAGATTTAAGATTGTCGTGCTTTTGACTTACAGAGCCTTCATAATATTTACTTTGAGGATTAAATGGGTGTTCACTTTCATCAAGATATATTGCTCTAAAACAAACACCACATTCATCTCTCAAGAACTCTCTGAACTTATCTACATCAAGTATTTCCAAATCATATTTTCTATTAGATTTTTCATTACTTGCATATAATTGATGAGGATAATTAGGCATTACTAAATCGCCTTGTTCTTTTGTAATTTCTATTGTTATCTTTTTCATTATTTCCCCTTTTTGTTATTATTAAATTTTTTAAAGGATTTTGAAAAAAATGAAGTCTTAAAATAGTGTTTAAAGGCTATAAAAAGCAATGGGGTATACATAGGCATACCCCATTTTAGCTTATTTTTGCATTTCTCCTATCTGTTTTAATTTCATACCTTCTAATTCAATCCATATTTCTTGTTGTAAATACAACTGCATAGATTGTCTTAAAGGCTCTCTATCTTTTTCTTCTGATGCAAACCACTCAATAAAGTTCAATATTATCAATTCCCTTATTTCATATTGATTTCCAGCTTTCATTTCACCCTCCTTTTTTGAGAGTTTAAAATTGATTCAACCTCATTGAGATTTCCACAAACCCACTCCCCACCTTTATTATCATCTATAATATATTTGGAAAGTGATTTTTCTAAAAGCAATCCAATCTCTAAACCATAATTATATAGTTTTTGAAATCTACTGCTTTTTTGTTTTTTTGCTTTTATAGGTATAGAAAAAAACACATCTAATCCTTCTTTCATTTCATTCTCCTTTTATTGTTGTTTAAATTTTATTTAAGGAGATTTAAAAGGGGGGAGGTAATACCCCCCCCCATCTTATTATTATGATTTAGTCCAATATGAATTAGCACACCATTCTCTACAATCCCAAGTATCTTTAACAACATTATTAACAATAGCAGTCCAATGTTTTGATGTATGGAATATATAGTTTTGGGTTTTGTTAATTGGAACATTTTTTAGTTTGTATTTTTTTCTTCCTTTTCTAAAAGGTTTTTGTCTTTTCCAACCAATAGAATCTAAAAATAATTCACAATTTTCTCTACTATTAGGCATATAACCTGTTCTTTTAGCAGAATCCATTAATGAATCCCAAACCATTTTATAATCTGTTCCTGTGGCTATTGATATTGCTCTTATTGTGCAATCTCCAACTGCATATTTTTTTAATTGACATTTGCAATTAAAATATTTATGCCTACCACCACAATTAAACTCATATTTCATTTTATTCTCCTTTGTTTGTTGTGTTAAAATCTTTGTTTAAGGAGATAATAAAGGGGTGTAAGTTTTGATGTGAGTAACTTACAAGGAAGGGAATTAGAGACCTACACCCCATTATATTAATTATGGTCTAAGAAATAATTCATTTAGTCCTATTGCAATTATAAATACTAAAATAGAATATATTAAAAATTCTGTCATAATTAGCTCCTTTTTGTTGTGTTTAAAAAAATAACAAGGTGTATCTAAATATTATGTTTCTTGTTAATCAATAGTATATTGTATTGTTACCACCATATAGAAATTAAAATTTTATCTAAAAAATTATGGTGATTTTCA